TCAGCTAAGGTACTCTCTTCACCGCCAGACTGTAATCCTTTAAATGTAAGCGTGGACTCTCTACCACCGTCCGTGTCCTCAGAGGTGTTGTTGGTCAAGGTAATATCAGGAGAAGCGTTGGTAATACCTAAATCTCCGTTAAACGTCCCACCATCAGCCTTTGAAACGGTGTCCGAGATTGTCGCTATATCATACGCCACCACTTCTAAAGTGTCATTCAACGAAGCAGCTTGAATTAAAACTATGCTAGTCTTTGAGGTTGAGGTGTAGTCTGTTACTGGCACGAGACATATACCGTTTAGATACACGTCAACGAAATCTGAATCTGCATACTTCAGCGTTTTACCGTTATCGTCAGCCCCTGAGAACGTTGTCTGGGAGGCAGTCGCTGTATAGATAAAACGGTTTCTTACACCCGTTCCCGGTTGATTACCTATATATGGCATTAATCAGCCTCCTGTATTGTGTTTCCATCTTCCTCTGCCCATTTGAGGATAGCGGCGTAGTGGCGGTTGTCTGGGTCTAATGGAACACAAGATGGAATATTATCAATAACTGCTAAAATACAATAATTTTCTTCGTCTATACTTCCGTCACCATTGTGTAAATGTTGGTATTGTGCGCTTGTAATATTCATTTTTATAACTCCGCATCAGCAGTAAGTTGATACCTTAAAAACACAGAAGTACTAAAACTTACGTTGCTGACGCCTACATTTATACTTCTATGTCCTTGAAATGCATAAGCGGCTGTGGCATTAGTACTATCTCCATTAACCTGATTAGCTGTTCCATCATTTACATTATAAGCTACAGCCGTTGGTCTTGCTCTCATTTCAACAGGATAAAAACACATAGCTCTTGCATAGGTTTGTGTACCGTCAAGACTATGTGCTATAGCACCATTAGCTGTTGCTGTTCCTATTGCAGTTCCCGGTTCATAAGTATGGAAATAATATCTTTGACACCTCAAAAGCTCATCCCCAAAGCTTCGATGCTCAAAGGGCGTGGCTTCTGAGCCGACTTCTAACTGAACGCCTGTGAGATACCACTCGTTGGATGTGCTGTCCATAAAGTTTACTTGACCTGAGACTATCCTAAAACCAGTGTCGCTTAAAGCCCATGAGCTAGTTGGAGTACGCACATCATCTGCCCCACCTGCTATTTGCCACGCTATAAGAATACCTAGTGTGTTGTCATTAGCAAAAGCATTCGATGTATCTGGGTCTATTGTAATTGTTTTTCTTTCCCAAGTATTTGATGCATCTATAGTGTAACCTACTAAACAAGTCCCTTGTCCATCATAACCAATAAGTTGAAGAGAGTAAGTTCCTGTTTTGTTTGATTTAACATAAAAAGATAATGTCATTTTTTTAGCATCGGAAGAACCGTATCCAAGACTTTGCAAATCTTGTGCTTCAATATTATAACGAATAGCTCCATTATCACTACCAGAAGGTGTTTGTGTTGAATCAGGAGTAATTTTTAAACTATTACTAAAACCCGTAGGAGAATCTGTTGATTGAGTTAATGTTAGATCAAAATTAAAACTAGAACCAGTGGCAGACTGAAACCTATCAAGAGTATAAATAGTTGATGTACTAGTGCTAAAACTAGTGCCTCTTTGCGCCAGTTTCATCTCACCATTAATTATAATATTCCTATTCGACAAGGCACCGCTATCGTAAACCGCACCTAGTTCAGCTAGTTCTCGTGCCTTGCTCATTCGATTACTCTCCTAATAGAGTTGCTAAATCCAACGCTTTCAATGCGTCTGGAGTTGATGCGGCTGCTATCTTAGAATCTGCTGTGATGTCTCTCAGCGTTTTCTTTTGAGCAGCTATAGCGTCTGCACCGCTACCAGCTTCCAACGCTTTCATATAGTCAACGTCCAAAGCTTCTAGTCTTGGCGCACGTTCTGCCCTGAGATTGTCTTTATGTATCTCTCTCGCCTTAGTCATATCAACTTCAACAGCGTCACCGTTAAACTGCCAAGCACCTCTGAACGTTCTGTCAGAAGGCACTGTTAGAGAAGATGCATCTCTGACATCTCCATTGATGTTAATGTATGTTGTCATTGCATAATTCTCCATGCATTTCTAAAACTACGATCACTAGGGATCATTTCAACAGGCACAATCTTTAGGATCGTCCTGTTACCTTTATAGTCTCGCCATACGGCAGGGTCTATATCCTTTTGAACTAAGTATTCTATTGCTTCTTCCTCTGTCATAGCACCAATAGGTTCAGCGTATGGATGCTCTTTTGGCTCTCCATCAGGCACATCCCTGTCACGCTGGTAGGTTTCTATAGGTGGCAGTATCCCACCTTCTAACGCACAAGCCATCCAGTTAGGGTCTGGCACTAATACCTTGGCTGGCTCATCAGGTGCATCTGGATCTTCGAACAGCACACGATACTTAGACTGCACTGGGTCTAGCCTAGTCTTAGCTTCTGCTAACCTGTCCCAAAGATGTCCGTGGGTCATGCTAGGTCTCCGTGAATTGTGGCTGTAGTTTCCACAGGGTCATATCTACTTGAATTATCATATCGTTCTGCAAGAAGCCCCAAACCATTAACATTCCAATTTATTGAAGACATCCACGTTTGACTTGTCACACCACTAAGATGGTTAGCAAGACTTGATGCTGAATAATTATTAGTGCTAAAATTAGTGCTAAAGTTTACAGTGTAATAGCCTTGTGAATTGTCTGTAATACTAGACGTATTTAAACTGTCTTGTATTGCTACTGTTCCATCACCATGAAAATGAACCCAAACTTTTGCAGACCCATTGGTAACATAAGTAGTAGCTACAGTTGTTGTACCATCGTTGAGGTTGGATACTTCTAGTGTACTCATGCTAGGTCTCCGTGAATTGTCATTGCGTTTGAACTATCAGTAGCACTTCCACTATCACTAGCAATTCTAAGCTGACCACTACCAGCACTTAATGTTTGTAAGTATTCTATATTACTACTATTTTGAGTAACAATGCCTGAAGGGCACCAATTACCTGAAAAAGAATTAGTAAAGGCGTAAGTGTAATTACCCGTTCCATTATCTGTACCTGAAGAAATATTATAACTATTATTTAATGATGCTGAAGAAGAGGCTTCTAACCAAGCAGCAGCAATACTTGTAGCAGAACGACTAGCTGTTTCACCTGTGGCTTTGATGTTTGTGACCGTTATCGTACTCATGCTAAATCTCCAAATACTACCATGCAAACATCTGAATCAACATAACTGTTAGCACCAGCCGCTACAGATAAAACACCAATACCTGTTCTTCCAGCAGTATAGGCATCTGGAACACCTGTCCAATTAGTAACAAGATTGTAACCAGAGGCACTATTTGCAGAACCTACAGATGAAAAAGTAGCTCCGCTCATATTACTTGAAAAATTAAAACCATACTGTCCTGCACCATCATCTAAAACAGAACTAATATTAAAACTTCCATGTTGCGTGGTTGTTGAGCCACCGCTTGCATCTAAACTTGACCAAGCCTTTGCAGCGTGTTGCTTAGTCAGCGTAACAGGGCCAGTGCCAGCCGTATTACTTATCGTTGTAACTCGTATCTCAGACAATGGACAAGTTCCCCCCTGTTGTGATGGTGATTGTTTTTCCGCTTGCCACGGCAAGAGGTCCGGTGCAGGAGGCATTTTCTGTCGCGTCTATTGTAACGTCACTATTCAGAGTCTGCTCGTTGATCCTAAAAATATCACCGCCAGCGTTGCTCTGACCAATCTCGCCGCGCTCACCCTTGTACAAACCACCAACGGTATTTGCCGCTGGGCTAATCGTTGCTGCGGGTGGACCTAAGTGTACAACATATATGTTGTTTGTGCCTGTGGGCGGGGCTGAAGTAAAAGACAATGTGGTGCCTACACAACTATATGCAACCGCAGGATCTTGGATAACATTCTCTACAACCACGCGAAGTGCATTATTGGAACCAGCTTTTGATAGCGTAAAGTCGGTAGTAGAAGCATCACCACTAAAGGTATCTTTCGTGGTGCTTGTAAACGCTGTAGCTGGTTCGTTACCTAAATATGGCATCTATAGCTCCTACGTTGATGTGTCTATTTCAAGAATACTCAGGATCGCATCGACTGACGATGCCGTATCCGACACAACTTTAATCTGATCGTTATGCTCCATAACAACCTTCTGATCTCCACCAATAGGGATCAACGCACCACCACTTGGTATTGGTGCGTCCTTAATAATATGGATTGTATCACCAGCTTGTGTGTTTAACGTAACGCTTACGGTAACTTGTGAGGCTGTAACGTTTGCTAGAGCCAAACCAATCGCTGTGGTTTGTACATCTAATAAAACAGAGTAGCCACCAACTGCTGTAGCCGTGGTGCCTATGCTTGTTGAGAACTTTCGTTTGAAGGTATTTGTTGCCATCTAACTATCCTAACGCAATTGATAAAGCGACAGCAGTACCCGCCGCGTCTACATTTAAACCAGTCTGAGCTTTGCCTTGTGCAGTAGCATCTGCCATGCTCAAGTCTGTCAATCCTGTTGCTACGCCACCTGTAATCTCAGGGTTTGACATTGCCAGAGTGTCACTCAAGCTTATCATATTTGCTCCTGATCCGCCACCGTCACCGTACACAATGCTAACTTTTCCTGTTCCTGGCACTGTAACGTTAGTTCCGCTACCCTGTGTAACAACTATATTTCTATCCGAAGTTAGTGAATTTTTAAATATAAAAAACGCCTGAGTTGTGTTTGGCGATATTGTTACAGTTACGTCTGCACCAAGATCAGATCCTGCATCTTTGAACTCAATTACGCGATACATACCGTCTGATGCGTTGCTCGATCCAGATGATGGAGAGCTTGGACGCACTGTTAAGGTATGTGTTGTGCCTGATACGGTAACGCTTTTATATCCAGCCAGACGATCAAATATATCAAAATTGTGGTTTGTGGTAGTACCCCATGTACCTGATTGTTCACCAGTTCCTGGCTTTTCAATCGCAAAGTTTGTTGTAAACGTACTAGCCATATATCTCTCCTATGCTACGTCTTTCCATGTCGGGGCTTGTAAACGATCTCCAGGTACAAATCCACTACTCGCTCCTTGAGGTTGTTTATAAGAAGGACTAGATAACGGATCGCCAGGTTGAAAACCAGGGATAGGAGGCTGAAAGCTTGGGTTTTGAACCGGAATAACCTGATCAAATACTCTAACATTTCCTGCATCTCCTGTTGCCTCAACGCCAGTTACGATAGCATCTGCGTTTGCTTGTACCGTTACATTACCAACATTTGTCGCACTTGCCAATCCCGTTGTTAAAAACTCTACAGAAATACCAGCAATGACGGTGCCGACTTGACCTGTGGCAAAATTTTCTGAACTTATTGAACTTGTGTTTACAGAAACATCCGCAGCCGCTGCAACAGTAACCGTGCCTACCGCGCCTGTGCTTGTCTCGCCTGTCGTAACGACATTACCAACGCCATCTATCGTAACAGATCCTACACCACCCGTGGCGGCAAGACCTGTCTCTGGCACGTTACCTGTGCCTGTGACAGTGACTGAATCTAATCCACCAGTGGCGGCAAGACCTGTAACACCAACATCAGCACCAGCCGCCGCTACAACCGTACCTACCGAAGCTGTAGCCTCCAACCCTGTTTCTGGTACGTCAACACTACCTTGAGCCGTAACAGAGTTTATTGCACCCGTGCCAGCAGAGCCGCTCGGCGATATAGTTGCAGTGCCTGTAGCCGTAACGGAATCAACAGAACCCGTGCTTGTTAAGCCAGTAACAGCAGTATTTGCAGCCGCTAAAACAGTAACAGAGCCGACGCCACCCGTGGCGGACAGCCCTGTCTCTGGAACACTAGCCTCTGCAACAACAGAAACAGATCCAACCGCACCCGTTCCTGCCACTCCCGTAACAACAACCGGAAGGGATTCGCCCCAAGCCCCTTGGGACCATGTGCCTCGCGCCCAACCCGAAATTACTGTCATGGGAACTAGTCCGTTTAGGCGATACGGATAATAGCGTTACTCGCGTCCGCTGTTGGGAACTGAATAGTAAAGTCACCAGCAGTTGATGTCTTATCGCCACCAAACGCCAAAACAATCACCGCCGCATCATTTGATGCGTCATCATTGTATATTAACGCTCCATTTGCTGTAATCGTCGCCGTTGAAAACGTTAAATCAGCAAAATCAGTAAGCGCCGTTGTACCACTTGTACTAGGATCTACTCTAGTTAGAGCCGATCCACCCGCAGAATAACCTGTGCCAGACACCTCGTTTGTTGTAGAATAAGCTGTTGTTGAAGCACCTAATGTTGCTGATGAGGTAAATAGAGCAAGCTTAAAAGCGCTTCCTCCTGAGTTTTTAAAGTTGTGTCCTGCTTCAAGAAGTTCTTTCTTGAAAGAAGTACACATTGCTTGAGTGATCGCCATGTCATAATCTCCTTATTGCGTCAGCCAGTTTTGGATGCCCTGCATCTCTAAGGGCATTATACACGGTTGTGCGGTCACTGCGAATAGCTTCGCGCATATAAAACGCAACCACCTTTTCCATGTGCTTTTGGAACGCTTTTGCTTGATCCCTTATAGCAGGGTGTGCATCATTAGATACACTTATAAGCTTCTCTACACAGCGTTCTGCAACCTCATCGGGAGTAAATCCTCGATTTTGTGTCGTTTGTACATTAACGATTGGATCGCTAGGTACGTCAAAATTTAATTTAAACATTATTGTTTATTCCTTATAACTTTACCCACACGGTATTCTTGTGTAGTCTCTTTTGCTTCTCCAAGCATTTTGAGCCCCATGACAGCTTCTTGAAAACGTTTATCATAGTTTGCCATAATGTCAGGTTCACCTTTCATAAAAGTATATGCCTCAACCAAAGTTCCATATAACAAGGTTAATTCAGCATTTTCACTTAACCAAGTCGTTCCGGTGCCTGCGCCACTTGTTAAACTTGCGGGCCTAAATAAATACTGAACCTCTACAGCATAATCAGCATTAGGTGTAGGAGCTAATATGAAGTTACCCACGTCGAATTGTGCATAGTATCTTGGCTTTCCAGTTACTGTGTCGTCTGGATGAAAAGACTCAATATAAGACAAATCTTTAAATTCAAGGAATTCTTTTTCACTGTTGGACGTCAAAGTTAAAGAAAAAGGAGCTAAAAAATCACTGGGAGCGCCAAGAAATTTATTTCCTGATGTCATAGTACCTTGCTGATTACGCATAAAAAGATTTAATTGAACGTTTTTAAGTATACGTTCTTCCGCCGCCCTAATAAAAATAGGGAGGTTGTTTACGAAAGTTGTCTCCGTATTTTCCGTATAATCCTGTATGGCTTGTTTTAAACTATCAAATGTAAAACTCATGGTGTGTTCGCTTGGCCTCCCATTCCGCTATGGTTGGTGCAATAGTAATACAACGTTGGAGCACCTGATGCCACTGTTATCTTCGTATACGCTCCTGCGCTACCCGGAGTTCCTGTTGTGGTTACACCCGTGGTGTACTCTACTCCACCACCGTGCGTACCGTTTGCAGTTGTACTAAATCGCAAAGGATGCCCACTATTGCTTGAGTCGCTTTGATCAAACCAATATGTTTCCCCTTCATTTAATGTAAGCGTTGGAGAAACAGATCCATCAATATAGTATTTATTACCTGTTCCATAGGCATTAGTACCCGTGGCAACAGTGACAGCATAATTAGTCACGTTTGTAACGGTAGTTACAGAACCTACAGAAGATGTAGCGGCAATACCTGTTGGAGCCGCTATAACGTTGGCTATCGAAACAGTTACAGAGCCAACAGAGCCGGTGCTACTTGATCCTGTTGCCGCAACGACTATTCCCTCTTCTACGGACACAGACCCAACGGAACCAGACATAGAAGCAAAACCAGAAATAGCGACTGTAACAGAGGCTGGTAAAATAACAGTAACATTTCCAACTTGACCCGTAGCTTGTGTACCCAACGTTTCTGGAAAGAAAATAGTGACAGTCCCAACTTGACCAGTGGCAACCAAGTCATTGTCTTCCGCAAGACCTTCAAGTGTTTTAAAGCCTACTGGATTGAAACCATATTGAGTCGATCTTTGACTCTCAAGATCTTGTTCTGGTCGGCTATCAACTAAAGCTTGGGGGTCAGATACTTTTCTAAAAGGTCCTAATTGTGGGTGTTTTGGTTCAAATTCGTCTGGACCAACAAGTAGTCCATTCCACTCCCTACGCATAAGACGATAAGGATATTGAAATCCGGATCTATCCGAGATAGCTTTTGCATTTTTTCCGGACGCAAACTTACTCATTAACTCACTCTAAAATACTGAAAATCAGGAACTACGTTAAAAGAGGATCTATCTCTGTCCTCAGTGGCAGCCCGATCAAACTCTTCTTCATATACCGCTTTAAGTAACTGCACTCTGTTTGGCGCTCTTTTTAATGATAAGTAATATGCAAGACCTGCGGCTAAACACGGATAAAACCTAAAGGGTAAATCAAGTGTATTTGTGTATACGTCAGCATCTTGTATTCGAGTCAGCGCATCCAGAACAATAACATCTGTGCTATTTTCTGGCACAGGCCAAACTTTCAGATTGGGAGTTAGTTGCCTGTCTAAAAAATACTGGTTTGGTCTGCCCGTCGTTGTTTTAACGGGTATATTAAGAAACTCGTCTCTACTTAATCTTTCAAGTTGAAAGTCTGTTCCATCCCTCCTTACAACAACAGAAAGGACATCAATGACATCTGTTCCTAAATCGTATTCCCCGTCGCCAGAAACCATGGCGACGGTTCTTTGTTTTATAGTCCATTGATTAAGACCACGATTAGCCCAGTCAGCTAAAAGAAGGTTTAAAGATCTTTTTGCTGATTTCAGGTCGTATCCTGTTCTAACCTCAAGCCCACACCTTTCAAACGCTTCTTCAATATAATCCGCTACATCTAATTCAAAATTTGTTGAGTTCGAAAGTGTCATCACTCATCCTCATTATAAAGGTTGTCGAATATTCTATTTACGTCGAGTGTATAGTCTAAATCACTTTTTGAATAGTGTATATGTTGAGAAGGCTTAAAATGCGGCGCTCCCTCGCCAGTTTCAAACCAAGCTGGGTGTGTTACACGTACCCTATTATTAGGCAACGCAACAATATTTCCAGTCCATGCTCCTGCATCAAGCAATTGTAAAACGTGACTTTGTTTGTGTTGTGCTGGATCGTCGGCTATTTCGGATTCAGCGTAATCAACTGTAAACAGATATTTTGCAGGAAAAAAGGCACTGTCAATTTTTGCCAACCAAGGGCACGGCGTAGCTCTGTCCATCACGTAAACGGCATGATGGTACGATGAGCAGTCCCATGGTTGAGCATCGTATGTATTCATTGGTTCGGGCCATTCTTCTAAAGGTATATCAGCAACCAAAGCGGTGATAGGCATTCTTGCCCACATTGCACCACCATGTACTGTATCCTCTTCCTCTCCCTCGGCCTCGTTTCCAGTAAACATAACTTGGAAACTCAAGCATCTATTCGGCATAGACGTAACACCGATAACCATAGCATGAAGAAATTCGCCGTGATATTCCTCGTGGTTGTGAGTATATTCACGGCGAACCCATGCCTTAAAATAAGGAATGTTGCTATATAGATAAGACATTATAATTTAAACGATTTTTTTACCCAACGCTTTTGCGGCAGCTTTAAGTTGAGTTAACGTCATTGGGTTTCCACCTTTAGCCATACGCATTACTTTTTTACCGCCTGCTGCTCCACCTTTAGACATGCGGCGGACCTTTTTACTACCCGCTGCTCCACCTTTAGACATACGGCGAATTTTTTTACCGCCAGCAGCACCGCCCTTCATCATCTTTTTGACTTTGCCACCTCTACGGTATCCTTTTTTCTTCATAGCCATGTTTTTCTCCTTATGACTGAGTTACCGCACCTTTAGTGCGCTTTCTTCTGTTTGCCATCACCATGCCACAACCTCTGGCAACAGCGGTTCCGGGTATACTCTTACCCCTAAACTTTCTTTTAGATTTTGTTTGCACAACAGCACCACCCAAAGCCATTTGGGTTACTCTTGCTTTTTTTGTATTGGCAACAACAGTTTTGCCTTTAGAGCCTGCCGCTTTCTTTTTTCTAGCAGTTTTTGCACGTTCAGCCTGTGTCAAACTCTGCGCTTTGCTTCTTGGTAAACAACGATCTGGGTTCTTCTTGTTTTTTGAAGTGCCACACTTGCCTTTTATTTTGCCGTCTGTGCCAATTCTAACCCAATCTTGTTTGAGCCATTTTTTTAATTCACCCATTATCTGCCCTTCCGTTTGCCACCCTTAGACTTTTTGGCATAGTTAGGATCTTTACAATATTTAGAGGCGGCTAGATTAGCATACGCACTAGGGTATGTATCAAAAGTACGTTGAGCCCAAGCTTTACCCTCTGGACAGATCTTACTTCCTTTACTCTTGGAAGAAGCTTTCTTAGATTTTCTTGAATAATTTGCCATTAACACTTCCACCTTTTTCTAGCTTGTCGCAATCTTGAATTTGGATTCTTGGCCGCCTTTGGAAATTTTTTCATCTGACCAGCAGATCGAGCGCAAAATGACTTGCGTCTTTTGGCGTCTTTACTGCCCTTCTTAACTTTACCGGTAACGGCTGTCTGGAGTTTAGAGCCGGGGTTCTTTCTTCTATACGCGGCAACCCCAGCTTTCGTCATCCCCGCCCCTTTGCTGGTGGGGCGAAAATTTTTCTTGTTACGTTTAGGCATATTATCGCGTTTACGTTCCGCCATATTTCGTAACCTTAATTAAAGAAAAACGTAACCGCTGTTATGTTTGTAAGGACAGATACATGAATGTCACTCACCCTGATACCGTTTGCAGGTATGTTTACAGAGTGTGTGTCAGAAGCGTTAAAATCAAGATCCAAAACGGTAGCCCCGCCGTTACCGTCGGTGACGGTAAGGCGAGGTGTGCCTGAAGCTGTTTTAAGCTGTATCTGACGAATACGTGACGGTCCCACACTTAAAGCACCTGTAGCAGTGACACGTTTTGTTTTTACATCAGAAATAGACATGTGAAATATCCTTATGCTACATCATCAAGTAATGCACAAACAATTACTTGTGCGGTAGAAGCAGAAGAAATCGCATGTATGTCTGCAACTGTTGCGTTTGGAAACCTCCCATAGAACGACTCGTTAGGACCAATAGTTGTTGCTTGAGCTAAACTTGAAGAGGCTGTGCCTCCATCAAACGTTACATAGATACTACGGCTATCTGGATCGACATTCTTTATGTAAAGAAACTTAACCTTGTCGCCAGTCGCTATTGCCGTCGGTGCAGTATCATCATCCACAGCAGTATAGTCTGTGTAATATCCTGCCATCAAATCTGAACTAGCGTTAGAGACAGAAGTGAACTTATAGTACCACTTGTCATTCGCGTCAGCGGGAGTGACTGTTGTTGTAGCTTCGATAGTTTTAGCTATCTCGTCCGGTAAAATCGTAGTTTTCATAACTACTGTTGCTGCATCTGCCATGTTTTATCTCCT